CAGTTTTACTGCCTTCCATCATAGATTGATCTACAAATACCTTGCCCTCAGCTACAGCACTTAACTGCGACATCCATATCACACAGCAGTCGTATTGCTTAGCAATGTTACGAGCATAGATAGCCGCATCCTTTAGATACACATCGGACTTATCGCTGTTCTTTGTAGCGAACTTATCACCCATATCTAATACTACAATGTCAGGCTTCTCGTTTTTAACAACGGCCTCAACCCAATGCATATCTTTGTTAGTGCTATCCTTGATGCGTAGGTTTTTACGGACAGGTTCAAATCTTGAACGAGCTAATGATATGTTCTCACGAATTTCATCCATAGTCATATTGGCTGCAGCACTTAGGTAACGTGCACCTACACGTTCATAGCTTTCCTCATTACAAAGAACTATACACTTAGCTCCTTGATGCGCCCAACCGTCTGGACCTGCAATAAGACTTGCATGGAAAGACGTCTTACCTGTATTGGGACGTGCACCTACAAGCAACAAATGCCCACCGCTAACACCCTCAACCTTACGGCGTAAACTCGGTATGTTAAACTTCCACTGCGTCTGTAAGTCGTTAGCCTTTAATAAGGTATCGACATCAATATCATCCCATTCAATGCGTAGGTTAGGTGTAAAATCATCTTTGTAATCCTCTAACAGACGCCTCAAGGGTTCAAGACTATTCTCTGCGCCGTTAACAAAATCAAAGCCAAGGTTAGCTACCCTGTCTCCTACATGCTGCTGAAATAATTGTGATAAGGTATCTTCTGCAATCTCTGCCTTAATAGGTTCGGCTCTTTCTATACGTCTAAACATATCATCATATGCTGTACGTGTAGCAGTAGTCATACTCTGGTTCATACGATTGAACACAGCCTGTAAATCCTGGACGTTTAAATCACCTTCATAAGTTTGCATAGCACCATCCAATGCTTGCTTAATCTTACGTGCATCCTTTGTAAATATCTTATCAGGGCAACGGATACCCTTGTGCTGTTCGTAAAATGTACGATCCAGTAATGTTTTAATTAATGCGAGTTCCATCATTGTCATTCTCTCCTTTAATGTTTTCTAATCTTTGTGTACCATCTCCACGTAGTACGCACCTTCTTTACTTTTATATGCCGCCATTATGTCTAACCACTGTTGGCCACTCATGATGATTAATTGATAGGCATCCATATCAGGTTCAAACTGTCTTATGTATACCTCGCCAGAGTCAGCAAATATAAGCTCAATATCCTCATGCTTACCTTTTTGATCTAAAGTTTTAATGATTGCAGCGTCTGGTTCAAAATCAACTGTGAACATCAGAAGGCTCCGCTACAATTATATTTACTTGAGCGACATTGCCTACCACTTTAACAATCTTAAATTCCAATCCTTCTTTTATAAGTAATCTTTTTAGCATAGATATTGGTATCATACATCTGCCTTTCCTGTTAGTTTTATTAACCTATCTAAATACCACTGTGACTTTAGTAGGTCTTCTTGTTTGTTCTTATATCTCCAGCGATGTAGATACTTAGCAATGTTACCTCTCAGATAACCTATGTATTCTTCTTCGGTTAGGAAGTCTTCTATGTAATCAATACATTCAATCCTACCTTTACCATAGTGTGCTGGGTTGTTTACATTATCCATTCTGTCCTCCGATAATAGTTCTGGTATAGAGTTAGGGTCTATCATAGGTTTAATTATCTAGCAAGGCAGACCAAGATGTAGGATATTGCTCTTTCATCAGCTTATCTATCTGATTAGCAACCATCCTTGTCTCGTATTGTGTGTCAGACTCACATCTTAGCATACACATGTCAGCAAAAGCGTCCAAGCTGCCGGACCACCACCACTCAGTCATGGTGGACTGTGGTAAAACCATACGTGCTTGCTCAGGTGCAACACCTTCCTCAAGAAGTTCTTTGTAAACTCTTAATGCTGTGTAGTTAACAAACTCATTCTCAGATCCATTAAAAGGATAAACAACCCCATCGCTACCTTGTTTCTTATCTACACTACGACCACGCCATAGCTCAGGTACATAAAACTCAGGATCATTATCTACATACCTTCTACTAATTTCATTCCAACGCAAGAACTTATGCTTGACTAACTGCCTAGCTACGAAGATAGGAGCCTTGACGTGGAACGTTGCGAAGCAATGCCCGAATGGGCTAGTGTGCTTGTGGTTAGCAAGGTAGCGAATAAGGTTATGATCTCGTTTCTCTAAAACCTTAGATCTACTACCAAAGGATACTCTGGCAGCATTGACTACTGTTAGATCCGATCCCATATTATCAATCAATTCTACTGTTATTTTACCCACTTGTTATCTCCGTTAATTTAGCTATGTCCTCAGGGGATCTGTATTTGATATCATCATAGAGTTTCATAGCGATTGTTTCATTGCCTGTCCATAGGTTAATCTCTCTCCGATAAGAAATAGTTTTAGACATGGCGTCTGGGTCAAGTGCTATCACTACTTTCGGATATTCTGCAAGTGCTGCTAGGTGTGCCTTAGATATAGACGTACCTAGTATAGCCATGGCTGTTACATTTGGTACTAACTTCTCTGCAACAATGGCAGAAACGACATCTTCTACAACTATTGCGACATCACCTGTCCCTACTGTGAAGTAGTCAGCAGCACCAGTGTATCTATACCACTTAGGTTGCACTCTTGTACCGACAGCACGACCTACTGCATCAATCATACGACCCTTATGTAGGATAGGAAAGACAGTTCTCTCCTGCCTGACATCGTAAAGAAGTCCAGGATAATGCTGTAAACCCCAACGAAGTACAAAGTCTTTATGCTTCTCATGTTCTTGAGTAGGTCTAACTAAATATACAGGTATTTCCATGGTTTCTACTTCTTTATCTGCTGGTTCCGGCGCTGGGCGCATACGTTTAAGTATATCTTCGGCTGTCATATCAGAACTATACGTTCCTCTAGTACCACAACCAAGCTTATAACAGTTGTATTTCATAATACCACTATCGTTTATAGCTGTGAAAGTACCTTTACCTCGACACTGAGGGCAATCACCTCTGTATGTTTCATCATCTCGTAAGGCTAAGCCTTCAACGTAATCACGAATGTTCATCTTCTTCTCCTCTGGCTGCTAATGCTTTTGTTGCACCGCTAAATGTATTTACCATGTAAGGTTTAATAGAAGCAATGTTTTTATGTCCAGTAACCTGCATAATACCTACAGCATCTACACCACCCTCCATCATTTCAGTCACAGCAGTACGGCGTAAAGCCATAGCTGTAAGTTCTTTAGGTAGATTAGCTTCGTGCAGTACCTCATTGATTATAATACCTATTTCCGTTTTATCGTAGGGTGTGTACGCCCCTGATCTTGGCTTGACACGTGGTGCAACATAATCTTGAAATCCGAAGTCTTCCTTTTGTTGGCGCAGCATGTCGCATAATCCTTGAGAGATAGGGAGATGTATCTCTGCATTACGCTTACTCTGAGTTAAATCCAAACGACACTGGTTCAAGTCTAGCTTGTCCCAAGTGAGAACACGCATATCACCTACACGTTGCCCCCAATCGTATGCCATATGGACAATCAATCCAATACTGCGCCAACGGAAGTCGCTATAAGAAGTCTTAAGAAAGCTATGCACATGTTCCTTGCTCCAAAGGGTACGTTTAGGAGGAGAGGATACCGTCTTTATTAAGCTAACAGGATCATGTGTCATAACATCGTGGCGCATAGAATGCTTCCAAGCTGCCATCAAAACAGAGCGACGATAGTTTGCCGTTCTTACACCTGTCTCAAGCCATGTTTCATATGCTTGCATCAGGTGTCTAACCTTAAGGTTCTTATTGCGATAGTCCCCAAGCTTACGTCCTTCTACTACTGTAGCACATACCGATTTCAGGTGAGACTCGTAATCACGCTGAGAGACACGTGACAAACGAGCAAAAGGCCTGGAATTTAGGTAGAAATCTACAATTATTTGTAGTGTAGAACTTTGCTTAGGGATGTTCATATTATTTATTACCTTTCATATTTCTATACCAGAGATACAAGAAACCCCATAGATAAGCAAAAGCTACTGCTAAGGGTAATGCATGTAAAAGTATGGCGTTCATTATTGTTTTCTCCTAGGTAAATAACATTTTACTGACGCCACTAGCACTACTGAAACTGCATAGTGTAGTGTTTTCAGAGTTCTTAAATATAACCCTCTTTACATCACCACGTTTGAAAAGTCTAGTACGCAAGTTTAATGCTTCTTTAGGATTAAATACAGTTGTTACAAATCTACCATCAGGCTCACCTGTACTGGTATAGATTTTAATAGCTTTACTAGCAATCATTATGAAGCCTCCTCAACTAAAACATATCGTGTGTAGCGCTGCCCTGTAATAGGGTTTACCTTTTTAATACCATCAATGTTATAGCCTAACTGGCGTAACTCAGATATACGTTTAGTGAAAGACGGTATTCTATATTGCACTACAGCGTCTAGGTTGGTTAAACCTTTGCTTACTCGTAGGTGATTAAGAATTTTATTATGTTGTGTAATTTTAGCCATGTTTATATTCCTTCTTTTTATTACATGAATTTATTGTATTATGATAGTAGATGATAAGTCAATGTTACCATTTTATCACGTTGCATTTTAGCCACAGTCTTTATCGGCTATATATTTTATTTCTGTTTTGATACCTGCCATACTATTATATAGGTCAGCCTGTTTCCTTGCTAGGAATACATCACCTGAAGGTATGGTCTCATAGCATAATACTTTATTGGATGTATCTTTAATTAAAACTCTAAGCATATTTACTCCTTTGCATCCTCTATGAAAGCAAAGCCACCGCCATTGCCCTCTTCATCTTGTGATATTACTAAGCGAATTTTTTCTGACCCATTTGTTAGGGTAAAAACTGGAAAGGGTTTATCATATTCAAAAGTACCATCTTCAAAGCGAAAGTCCTGGATTTTACAGCCTACCAGTTGGCCATAGTATTTTTTCATATCCATATTAAAAATCTCCGAATGCTATGTTATCAGCTACAAGCTTATTGTTATTCTTAATGTTACCATTGCTTATGTCTACAACATAGTGTCCATTGTCCCATGCTTCTTTGTTATTCTCGGCTGCAGGATATACACCTACAGATAAACCACCCTCTATAGAATTACATATCTCAGATATTAATCTAGCAGTAGCGTAGCTGACATCTGTTTTACGCATGACAGGCGCGGCATTCTTTACGAGTTTTGTCACAGTCTCAGGACTACCTGACCAGTGAACGTATATGTAGCAAGGTGCTTTGTTGTATAAAGCTGTATCACCTACTACTTCTATTGTTGCTCTATTTCCCATTACTACATATCCTCTACATTTAGTTGTACTTCACCTTCGATTGTATCATCTACAATTAGTATATCATAACGCTCACCTGTTTCTTGATCGTAAATACATACAAGTTCATCTAAATCATGATGCTGTGATGCTTGAAACAGCAGATGCTGTAGCTCTCTAATTGTCATGATCATCTCCTTCATCATTACACCAACAGCAGGGTTCAGATTGTGTCTCACATTCCCTGCACCAACAACAGATTTTATTTAGTATTGCTTTCATTTTATTTGCTCCTCAATTATTCCAGTTACAGTATCATATATTTCATTGAATCTGTCTTGTGCTGTTTCAGTATAATGCACATCGCCATTCTCAGCCGTGACATATGGATACTCACCCATTAAAGACATTTCAGCTTGCAACCATTCTTCTGCAATATCAGATGCCATTTCTATTACATTAATATCTTCCGACATATTATAACCCTTTCAATATGTGTGCTATGACATCTACAGTGAAGCCATTGCCCAACATTTTATAGCGTTGGGTGTTACTCACTCCTTCAGTATAATTATCAGGCACAGTTTGTAATCGTTCACATTCCAGAGGTGATAGCTTACGCCAAGACATATCTTCAACTAGTATGCTATCTTTAGTTACTGTAGTTAAGCAGTTAGTTTTATCATCATCACGGACTTCAATCATTTGCTTGATAGGAATAGACTTGTCATTATCCTTGCGAGTGCCGTTTTCATCTAACCTACGTCCAACCATACGAGCACCCTTAACCAATACTTTAGGCTCTCTATTCCCACCGCCCATAGTCGTTAACGTTGGGGCTTTACCGTCCTCATGGTATACTCGTTTGATGGACTGATTACCGTTCAAGTCAGCATCGCCTACATGACACATACCATTAGGACTAAACACCAACTGTCTTCGATGCTTCTCAAAGTATGACTTGAGATTACCACCCTTGAAGTAATTAGCATCTAGGCAATGTGATTTAGTTCTGTCAGTCAAACCGTTCTCAAGTATATCTTTTAAGACAATGCCACGATCTTTTGGCTGTTCTATACCTTCAATATTAGTCCAGTAAAAGCGTTTACGATTTTGTGCTGATACTAACGAGCTATTGATCAAGTATTTATTGACGTTGGGCAAAGCTTGCTCAGTATGATAAGTTATGTATTCCTCAAATGCATCGCTCATGCGTACATTTTCCATGATATATTTAGCGTTAGGATTACATGATAGTACGTGCTGCATAATATCTAACACTACCCAAAATAGTTGACCTCTAGGGTCTCTGTCGGCCTTACCTTTTCCGGCAACCGACCAAGACTGACAGGGGAAACCGGCAATTACTAGGTCAACACTATGCCAATCTATGTCCCAATCTCTCCAATTATTCATATCACCCACTTGTATAGTATTAGGGTAATTCTTTTGTGTAATTTTAATAGCGAATGGATCTATCTCACTAGCTATATATGTATCAGCAATTAATCCAATGCGTTCTCCTGCAATCTGGCTACCGCTTAAGCCATCGCATAGTGAAAGTTTTGTTCGTATTCTCATTTGCTTCTCTCCTTTGCAAACTTTAGTACTTCATTAAAATCATTAGTTGCTAGTAATTCCTCTGGAATGTCAAGCGTATTACCAGTGGCATAATCACTATTAAACACTGTAAACCTAGGGTTTAAATTATCTATGGTGGCGCAACTGTTCCACTCTTTAGAGTTGCGTAAACGCTCGTTCTTATCATGGCTATCTATGTAAACAACAATGTCAGCATCTTCAATAAGATAACTAGGTAATACGGCGTGGTGATAGCCATCATAAGCCCAATCGTTAGGAATATCCAAGTCAGTTATATACGTTGACCAATCCATTTTATTTAACCCTCTCTATCTCTGGCTTGTTGACATATTTTATGAAAGCACTAGCTTCCACAATGGTTACAGCTTTAACAAAAAATACGTTTTGTTCTATGTCGATAATATCATCAACGTTAGTTAGTTTAAAATCATCAGCTTTTGAGCTAGTGTTTAAAGCTCTGTTAGCATATACATCAAAACCCTTTTTAAACGCTTTTATAGCTATGCTTTTATCCGTAAACTGCATTTCATTACGTCTTTTGTTATACCATATTTTACTTTTCATAATATTTCACTCTCCACTGTTATGTATATATATTACTAACGTTATTAATATTATTGCAAGAATTATTTTTTCATTAAGCATATTCGGCCAACTTTCTTGACCATTCGTTGGCCACAACATCAACTACAAAACCGCTTTTGTCTTTCTTGGCCTTGCCCTTGGCATACAATGCAACCGCATGGCCACCCTTTGGGTCGAGTATCCGTAAGTCGTCGGCATCGCCATCAACAACTGGTAAGTTGCGCCATGCATTGCCCTTGATCTCGACAGGTTCACGGAATACAACCGCAACATTCATACCGGCCTCGATTGCACTGTCAAGTTTATCGGCATAGGATTGCTTTGCACCACTGTAACTCCATGTCAAATGATAGTTGGCAATATGCTTAGTTTTACGGTTAGATATTTTAGTGTAGTCATAAAACTGTACATTAGGGAATAACTCAAAAATCGTAGTATATCCGGCAATCTTTATGCTTTCCCATCGAATATCAGTTGTACCGTTAAGACGTACAACCGGTTGAATACCTCGTTTGGTGCAATACTTCTCAAAGCTTGTAATGTCTTGGCGTAGTTGTTCCATGAATGCATCGCGGTCTCTGTAAAACCATTCAGCTTTTCTTTGTCTGGCAGATTGCACAACATTCATCGCACCACGTCCGGCAGTATTTAAGCAAGCTTCTACGCAGCCGGCCTCTTCTGCCATAGGGCAAGAGTTACGCACCATGCCATCAATCAGAATTTTCCATGGGGTCATATACATAATGGCCGTTAGATATTCGTCGCCATCACCTTTAATAGTTTTTGCATTTGTACCAACGCCTAATAATTTAAGTTTCATCTCAATCTCCTAATTAAGTTTCTCCTGCAATTAGCACCCTTTCAAGTGCTAATGTCAAGTTAAACTTCCACTACCGCCAAGGAACCTGCATCTATCCATTCGGCATAGAGGCCGTTAGCGTCAAGTATATCATTAATTTTATCGCTTACACCACACGTGAAACCGGTTTCATCGCCATCAGTCATTTGGTAATAATCCGCCCATGTTTCATGCTCGTTGTCTTCGGCACTTATCCGAAAACTATCCTCGCCATAATAGCCACCCTCACGAGTAGGTGCACCTATTTTATTCAATGCGTCATATGCTTTTTTAATATTACGTTTCATTTTTCACTCTCCATAGTTTGAACATAAAGTAAGATAGGCCACAATTATCCTGGACACATCTGTCCTGGGCCTATCCAAGCTACATTCACCGCAAGCACTACTGATGGATTGATTCAAGTCACCATTCTAGAAACCCGATCTGCCTAGGTTCTTATGTGCTATCCGCCTATGTTCAATCGAGTTTAGGTTTTGTCATACCACGCTCAAATAAGGTTTCTTCACTATGCAGTTCATTACACTGCTCATTTTGTCGACTGCTAAAATCCATTAGCTAGGGTCTGTTTTATTCTGTTATTCAGTGTCTTTATCTGGGCATATTCTCCTAATTAAGTCAATCATTTTTTTATTCAGTTTATTCGGTATTCAGTTATTCAATTCTTTTATTCATATTCAGTGCGGGTCTTTTATCCGGCTCGATTGTCTAGGACACTGTTAGTTTAGGTCTAGGGCGTTTGCCTCGCTTAGCTAACTAGTCGCTTTCAATGTATTCACTATTGCCGATAGCTTAATCGATTGCAAGAAAAAAGTTACTATTTCATAAACTTTCTTGTAAGTGTGTGTTTTCATTATGTTTTTTCTTTGTATTTTTAGCTATTGGTTAACTTTTGTATAAAAAACTTTTTTTGGTATTATATAGTATAAGCTTTCTTTGGGGGTGGTGGTGGTTTTGTGATTGCCGGTATTGGGGTGTCTTTTTTGGTTATGCATCCTTTGCCTATTTATTGTGCACTTTGTTAATTATGCCTATTTTTACACCTCTTTTTAGCTATAACTGATCATATATCAGTATAAAAACATAACAATTACAATAACTTACACCATATTTTATTGAGTTTTAGTATGGTAGTAGGTCAAAAAGGGGTAGGGGCGTGAGCCACCGCCGGGTATAGGGTTATGTGTATATGTAGAAACACACAGAAGTGAATTTTGAAACGACCTTTACCCAGGCATGTATACGGACAGACACACATTACTGGTGCATAAATGTCACACATTAGAAAGATTAGCTAATATAATAAAACTTTCTTACAGATATACTCATTTTACGGATTGACACAGGGTATTATATAAGTATAACTGCGGAGCAGGAGCAAACAGAGTTAAACTCTTAAGTTTTTACTTAAACAAGTAATAAATAAGAAATAGTTAAACTATATAGTAAGTGTTACATATAGGATACTGGACATAGGAAGAGTTT